TATGCGATGTTATACCGAAATATATTTAAAACAAATGGGTCTTAAAAAATTTAGCGGACCATTTGATGCTGTCTATTTTAATAATGTTATCCATATTATATATTTGTTAAAAAATAAAATTAATAACGATGACCTTATACACACCGAAACCATAGATAATGCAGAAATTCAACAACTAAATAAAACGTATGGTTTCAGAACAATTCATAAAAAAATAAATAAATATGATGAAAATAATTTATCACAAACATATCATTTGGCTTCATTTGCCCACCACAATTTAAATGATATTAATGTAAGACACCATTTTGACAGATGCTTTGAACGAATGGATAAAATCAAACAAGAACGGATAAAAACGCTTTTTTGTATGTTTTCGCATCCAAATGGTAGACAAGACAAAGTATTGACAATGGACGAGATAAATATAATGAGTTCATATTTAGATAGTAATTTCAATTGTCATTTGTTGGTCGTTGTTTTTGCATTTCACAGTAAAGAAAAAATCAATAGTTGGAAAATACAATTACAGAATGAAAAAATTACTTACATTGTTATTAACAATGGTAAAACTGATTATAGTGCACATGAAAAAAATTTAAAAGAAATATTTAACTATATGAACGTCAAAGAAGATCTTTTATTAACGTATAATGATATGAAAACAAGTATATAACATTTTTATATGAATTCAATCATAATACAAGGCGGTCTTGGAAATCAGTTATTCCAAATATTTATGTTATTGTCGTATTCGATGAAACATAACAAACCATTTGTTATTCCAAAAAATATGCAATCTTGGGATAAAAGAAATAGTTATTGGGACAGTATTTTTTGTAATTTGACGCAATTTTTAGTACCAAATACAGATATTGAAAAGTTTATCGAACTAAAAGAACCCTCGTTTTACTATACCGAATTACCCAGCACAAATGAAAACACAGTGTTGAATGGATATTTTCAATCGTATAAATATTTTGAAAACAATTATCAAGAAATTTGCAATAAAATGGGATTATATGAAATGCGAAATACACTCAAACAAAGGTGTACACCCACAGAGAATACAATTTCTCTCCATTTCAGAATGGGTGATTATAAAAATATGCCCAACCACCATCCATTAATTTCAGATATTTATTATATTTATTCGTTGCAGCATATAATTGATAAAACAAAACAAGAAAAATGGACTGTCCTATATAGTTGCGAAGAAGACGATGATCAAATCGTTTTGGTAAGAATTCGCACAATCAAAGATATTTTCAAAGAGTTGAATTTTGTAAAAATTGACAACAAATTAAAGGATTATGAACAAATGTTGCGAATGAGCATGTGCGACCACAATATTATTGCAAATAGTTCATTCAGTTGGTGGAGCGCATATATGAACGACAACGCAAATAAAATTGTGTGTTATCCAAGTGTGTGGTTTGGCATCGCATACCGCAACTTTAATACAATGGATTTGCATCCGAGCTCATGGAATAAAATTAACTTATAAACAATATAAACGAGTTTTTATTCATTTATAAATAATGAATAATATTGCAGGTCCAATAAAAGAGATACCAAAACATTTATTAAACGATTTTACATTAAATAATACGATACCAGTAGTCCGTGATTTTCACAATGACGGAACATCCGCGTTGCTCGAACCGGTTTGGACAAACGCTTATTTGAAATCTTATACGGACCGGTTTACCAAGGAGAATATAGTAAATAAACGACACGGCCCAGAACCATACGGAGCAGGAGATTTGTTTGATCCGAATCACGGTGCTTCCTACTTTCTTTGTAAAGTATTTGATAAATATAATTTAAAAGGTAAAAAAATAGGAATCATTGGGTCAACTACTCCTTGGGTAGAGGCAATTTGTTATAACTATCAATGTACTGATATTACAACCATTGAATATAACAAGCCAACCATTGATAACAATCCTGTATTCAGATCAATCAAATACAGTGATTGTGCCAAGATAAAAAATGAATATGACGTTATTATCAGCTATTCATCCATTGAACATTCCGGATTGGGCAGATACGGAGACGATTTAGACCCAAATGGCGATTTAACCACGATGCAAGTAGTGCATAATATTTTAAAAGAAGACGGACTGTTAGTTTTGGGAGTTCCTGTGGGTATGGATACGCTCGTATGGAATGCGCACCGAATTTACGGCGAAAAGCGGTTGCCAATATTATTAAATGGATTTGACATTTTAGAATGGTTTGGAGGAGATCCAACCAATGTTTTGAATGTTCCTCAGTTCGGCGGAAAGTTTTCTCCTCAACCAATATTAGTTTGCATTAAAAAATAAATTGCAAAAACAATATAAATTTATATCCATTTTTCTTTATATAAAAATGAATATATTACCCAAATTACCTTACACCATTTACTACATAAACCTGGATAGACGCCCAGATCGCAGAACACATATGGAACACGTTTTGCAGAACAATGATGCAATACGCATACAAGCAGTTGATTATCAAAATAATTTTGCACCATACACTGTTTTCAAACATTCCGTTGTTACATTAGGGTTGTATGCAGGTAGTTGTTCGCATATCATTGCATTAAACACATTTTTGACAACTTCGAAGGATGAGTATGCGTTTATAGCCGAAGACGATATTGAGGACACATATTCACAATACTGGAAACCGTATCACTACGATTTGCTAACATCCGACAAATTTGACATATTGCAAATGCAAACCACCAGCGACAAATATAATAATAGTAGGTTGACCGAAATTCGGTTACAAGAATCGGGAGCAGCATTCTATCGAATTCGACGCAATATTGCACAAAGAATTGTTGACAGGTTTTACAATAAGGCAACCAAAACAATTGATTTGAGACTGCACCATCATCCAGTTGCAGACAACCTCATTTGGAATTTTGGTTCTGTCTACCTTATTCCAATGGTTTCGTATCTTGACGTTAAAGACAGTGATACCATGCCTGAAGAAAGTAGAAATATGAACGAATATTGGACAAACTTTTTCTTAACTGCAAAAACAAAATATTTGCAGTATTGGAAAGACGCATAGATGTGCGTTATTATTACATTTTTATAGTGTGAAAATGTAATATATTGGAATAAATGTTTTATTTTACAATTGGTGCTGTTTTCAAGAACGAAGCTCATATAATGAAAGAATGGATAGAACATTATTTGTACCACGGTGTCGAACATATTTATTTAATTAACGACAACAGCAATGATCATTTTCTTGATATTTTGCAACCCTATATTGACAAAAAAATGGTCTCATTATATAACAATACATTGGTATATGAACGTGTTGGTCGACAGACCATTTTGTATAATCATTTTTTTCAAAGACATTTGAAAGAAACAAAATGGTTTGGAATTGTGGATTTAGACGAGTTTATGTACTCTCCTCAAGAAATTGACATTAAGAAGATACTCCGGAATTATGAAAATGAAAAACAGCTCCAAATAAATTGGGTGCATTTTGGGTCGTCCGGCCACATCAAACAACCCGACAACGTGGTTCGAAATTTTGTGTACAGAGGCGAGTATAACAGTAGCACCAACGGTCCCAATGGAAGATACAACTCTTACAAATCAATTGTAAATACAAATAACAATAATAATATTCAGTTATCCATGCATGCGCATGGTAGAGAAACTAGAAACATTTCATTCAACGAAAAAGAACCCAAGTTGCTTATCAACCATTACACAATACAATCACTTGAATTTTGGCAAAATATTAAAATGACAAGGGGCGACGCAGACAAATATTATGACAGCCAAGCATGGGAAAGAAATATGAAACTGTTTTCGGAGTGTGATGTAAACACCAATATTTTGGATGAACGGTTGAAAAATCAAAATGTCAAATTATAAATTCATCTTTTTGTTGGATTGTCCCACCCAATATGTTTTACGTAGCCAGATTCATTGGTTGTTATTGCTGCATAAAAGTGCTGACTACAATACAATTTTGATAAATATGCTTCAATCCCTCCACATGTACTATGACTGTCGGTTTTTGGTATCTTGGAATATGGACCGTTTAATTTATAGTCATTCAGTCTGCGGAGACCCGGGTTAAACGTAAATCCGCACCATATGTTGTTTCTTTCTTGGAAAATTCCAAGTTTTCGATACATATTATGATGGATCTCGGGCAGTACTGGATGGCCGTTTAATACGACTTTGCCATTTTGATACTCTCTTAACCAAACACAGAATATTTTGTTATCGGATTTCAATATTTCCAACGACTTTTCGATAAATCCATAATTGTAAAATTCCCAGTCGTCTTCGCAATGGAAAATATATTCTGTTTCCACGGATGAATATGCTTTATCAATGGATGTTATCTGACCCAGGTTTTGTTCATTGTATATAATTTGTGTTTCGACATATTCTGGTATTTTCTTTGCTGCTTCATCTATGCATCCTTTTTTGCCGGAATCATCAATTATGATTACCTTTTTAATTGGATATGTGTTGAATTTAAAAAAAGACGCCAATGTTTTTTCCAACAAGTCAGCACGGTTGCATGAAGTAATTACAATTGTTATAAACTCCATTAATATAGGAATAATAATATTATTTATTTATATTATTATTTGTCTTGTTAAACAATCACGATCTTGTCTTTCACGATTGTATCCATCAACGGCAACAATACTTTGCCAATATTCGCAATCATGAATGGCGGATTTATGATGCGGACCTGCCCCAACTTTTGCAAAAAATTCTTTTTGTTTTTTTGTCCCTCTAACGACAACGTTGTTATAAACCCCTTGTATCTCTCCACACCCGTCATTGTTAAACCTTTGAAATCAATAAAAACATCGTATGTGGTATATGTTGCCAATATTTGTTCATTGACTTCAAAAATGTAATAGATGAAATCGACGTAAATGTCTGGATGAATAATGGTTTTGAACATTGTGTAGTTGAATAACAGTCGATTTTCATCCTGTCGAAGAATGCTTTTGAACAATTCGGTTTTGTTTATATTTTGCACAATGGAGTTTGCACAATCAAACTTTTGATTATTTTTGAAAATGAGGTTCTTTTTGTTTTCCGAATAATAATCGTTTTTCAGAGAATTGATTTTATTCATAATATCGTCGGGTTGCGAAGTCATTTATTTATTAATATATTTATTATTATATTTTTGTATTTATTATATTTATTGTGTTATTTGTTTTTTCCTTTCCTGATTTATAATTGCGTTAAAAATGTATTTTATATTTCATTTACCAAAATATAAAATGAGTCAAGCAAATGCAGCTGCCAGAAAAAGACGTGCCGGGGGTGCAACATTGCAAGAGAATGCCGTTCCTGTCCAAGCCATGAATCAACAAGCCCCTAAAGGAGGTTTAACATTGCCCCAGGTCATTTCTCTCGTGGACAAGCGTCTGGTTACTTTAGAAACATTTATGAAAGAAACTCAACAAACAGTTCCTCAACAAACAGTTACTCAACAAAGTACACCTCAACAATCTGCTTCTGAAGAAGCCATGAATTCATTGGCCGACGAATTTAACTCCAAGTTTGAGATATTGGCGCAAGAGGTTGCCGATTTGAAGGACATTGTTCTAAAACTGCAGTCCTATACGATGGAGGTAAACAAGACTCTTTATGAAGAGAGAATCCAGGTTCTCTCGGATATGGATGTAAAAGAAAACAAACTTGAATTTTACATTTCGGAAGATGAGATTGAAGACCCCTCCTCCAATTAAATATGTTAAATAACATTTTTCAAATGTTATTTACGAGTTGAATAATTACACCGTTGAAGATTTAAAACGGCACGTTTTAAATCTCTAATTGTGCGGTATCGGTGACGATTTTAAACAAAGCACACCTGCGGTGTGCCGTTTTAAATGTTCACCGGTATAAAACCATTCGCGAGGCAACCAATCCACAAAAATAATTTATAAACCATATTAAACGTTAAATAATATATTTATATAATGAATTCTGAAGACATAATAAAAGAAAACCAAGAACTTAAAGAATTAAATGAAAAATTAAAAATAGAATTAGAAGAAATAAAGGAACATCTTAAAAAGTATACAGCACCAGTATATAAAAAAAAATATTATCAAAATAATAAAGAAGAAATAAAACAAAAAACACAAGAATACCAAAAAACTTATAAACCAACAGAAGAGCAGAAAAAAAAATGGGCAAAAACTGCATACCTTAATAAAAAAGCAAAAATGGAAAATCAAAAAGAAAAACAAGAAAATATTTAACAAATATAGTTTTCTTAGAAAACTACATAAAATAAAAATCTTACAGTATATAAATGGAAGAAACCAAACAACCAATCATTGGCGTTTATAAAATATCAAATCTTGTATCTGATAGATATTACATAGGGTATTCAAAAAATATTAATAAAAGATTTTGTGTTCATCGTAGCAAACTTAAAAATTCTTGCCACGATAATATATTTTTACAAAGAGCATACAATTTGGATGGAGAAGATAAATTTATTTATGAAATAATTCATAAATGCAATACCGAGAAAGAAGCCAAAGAAATTGAATTGCAATATCTTACGGATTTAAGTATTCGAGATAATTTATATAATTTAAATTACAACAATAGTGGTGGTGATTTACTGACAACACATCCAGAGAAAGAATCAATAAGAAAACAAATTTTAAAAACATGCGCCGAAACTATGAGTAAAATGAGTTCTGAAGAAAGAAAAGAAAAATATGGTAAAAATGGTGAAAGAAATGGAATGTATGGAAAAACGCATACAGAAGAGGCAAGAAAAATATTTTCAGAAGTTCATAAAGGAAATACGTATTGTAAAGGTAAAAAAGCATCAGAAGAAACACGACAAAAATTTTCAGAAATTGCAAAAAATAGGATAGGAGAAAAAAATCCATTTTTTGGAAAACATCATACTGAAGAAACTAAAGAAAAAATAAGAGAAAAACGTTGTGGAATTATTCCAACAAATGCAAAAGAAATAATTATTGATGATATTACATATATATCAATAACAGAAGCAGGAAGACAGCTTAATATATGTACTCCAACAATATTATGGCGTTTAAATTCAAAAAATCCAAAATTCAATAATTACAAATACTCAGAATTATCTACGCAACCATTTGAAATTTTATAGGTTCATGGTGTTGATAGTTTTCTAAAACAAAATCGTCAATTGTATAATCATTGATATTCTCTCGGACTTGTTTAATGGAAACAGTTGGAAAAGGAAAAGGCTTTCTTGTAATTTGTAATTTTAATCCTTCTATATGTTCTTCATAAATATGGCAATTACCTTTAAAATATACAAATTCATGTGCTTCAAGACCACAATGTTTTGCTAACAAATGAGTAAGGAAACTATACGAAGCTATATTGAACGTCGTCCCGCACGCCTCATCATTGCTGCGTTGGTACATAGAACACGACAGCTTGTTCCCGTCATGCACATTGAACTGGCACAAAATATGGCAAGGTGGGAGCGCCATTTCATCGAGTTGACACGGGTTCCACGCGCTCATTACCAGACGCCGACTCGTTCTCTGTGCGGGGTCTTTGAGTGCATCAATGATTTGTTGCAATTGGTCCACGCCCTTTTCAACAGGAGTTCCAGTAGCCGGATCATACTGCGCATTGAAATTGCGCCACTGAAACCCGTATCCCGGACCAATCAGGCCTTCTCTGTAATTTAATTTTCGCGAGTCCAGGAATTCCCGCGTGGTATTCCCGTCCCAAATGTGGACGCCCTGCTCCTGCAACAACCGATTGTCCGTCTCGCCACGAATAAACCACAAAAGTTCCTTTAGACAAGTTTTCCACGCCGTTTTCTTCGTGGTCAGAATCGGGATTTGCCCGTTTGTCAAATCAAAGCGCATCACATTCCCAAAAACGCTTTTGGTTCGCCCGTTTCGACCCTCTTCCCAGGTGCCGTTATCCAGAATGTTTCGGATCAGGTCTAAGTATTGTTGTTCTTGGTGCATCCGTGAATAATGAATTTATTGAAATGCCTTTAAACTGGTTATTTTATTTTGTTATATCATATACAATGGATAATATCATTCACGAAGCCAAATCTATCAACCAAAATACATTTATAAGCCACGTATTTTCCACGACCGACGAGGGAAAAGCCGAGGTCTTAAACGTCATCCAGTATTCGTTGTCCGCCATTTTGCCCGTCGTCCTTCTGAACAAAACCATCCAGAAATTCGTCCCTGAAGCCGACATCGAGAAGTCGTCGCTCGAACTTTTAGCAGAAATCTTTATCCAAATTGTCGTTATGTTTATTGGGGTGGTTTTGATTCACCGTGTCATTACCTATTTCCCTACATACAGTGGATACAAATACGAGGCATTCAATTTGACCACCGTCATTTTGGCGTTCTTGGTGATTGTTCTCAGTCTGCAGACCAAGTTGGGGATCAAGGTGAATATCTTGGTTGACCGAGTAATGGAACTTTGGAACGGACCTGGTGCAGAGAAAAAGAAGCAAGGAAGAAAGGAGGCGATGCAGAACCACCAACCCAGCCAGGCGGATTCGGTGGATGATTCGCGCACCCAGACAGGGATGTTCCCGCCTCCTCCTGCAGTAACTACTACTAACCGTAGCTCGGGCCAAGGGTACGACTATATGATGAAGGTTTCGGGTTCAGGTGCGCCACAAGGGGATTATAATGATTTTGGACCAGTGCCTGCTGCCGCAAACAGTCTTTTAGCAGGTGGTTCGTTTTGGTAAATCTTTAGCATACCAATATTTTGGGGGGGTTAGTTTATTATTTTGTAAAAAAATAATAAGCAAATATATAAAATGTTTGGATTTAATTTTTTCAGAAGACCCAAGCCTACACAGAACCCCGATATTGCAACGCAGAATCGTATTATTGCTGAAAATAATGCAAGAAAACAGGAGGAACTGCGAGTAGCGGAAGAAGCAAAGAAGCAGGATGAACAGCGAATTGCCGAAGAACAACGAATTGCCGAAGAACAACGAATTGCCGAGGAACAACGATTAGCGGAAGAACAACGATTAGCGGAAGAACAACGATTAGCCGAGGAACAGCGAGTTGCCGAGGAACAGCGATTAGCGGAAGAACAACGAGTTGCAGAGGAACAACGATTAGCCGAGGAACAACGAGTAGCTGAGGAACAACGAGTAGCTGAGGAACAACGTGTTGCTGAAGAACAACGAGTTGCCGAGGAACAGCGATTAGCTGAGGAACAGCGAGTAGCTGAGGAACAGCGAGTTGCC